AGTCAGTTCAGGGGTGTTCATTTTTGTATGTCTCTTTGTTAGAGGTTATCGTTCGTTCGTACGGGGTATTATACCACAGGTCGGCTGGTATTGCCAAGGATTTCTGTGATAATCTTTTCGCCCAAAACACATACAGCGACTCCGCGCATAAAACAAAAAAGTAACCTAACGCAAGCCAACAGGGTCAAGCATTAGGTTACTAATACAAAGGTATATCTAATAGTATATAGTATTGATAGTAAGGGTTTAGTAATAAAAAATCAAATAAACTTATATATACATTATATAAAAGCTACAATCTCCAGATTCTTCAGGATTATCTTCGTTTTCTTAGAGCGTTCCCATAATTGAATCCATTTTTCATGGTATGCTTACTGATTCCATACTTTACAAAGGAGTGAGAGTGGATTATATTTTCTAGTTCATGATCAAACAATCTTTGCTCGTAATCTTTCTTTATATCTTGCTCACTTACTGCCAGTTGTTGTTGTAGGAAAGCTAGACCTATAGCTAGAGCATCTATCCTGTCATCGTTATTACTATAAATATTATCTAGATCTATAGACATGGCTTGTTGGAACATATTGTACTGGTAGTTACTCGTCTCTCTTTCAAACCACTTTCTATCACAAACCAGCTTGCCCGAGGTTAGAAATGGTTCTACGGTTTCTATGATTCTTCTTGACTTCTTTCCCTTTGAGATTATATCCAGGCATCCTAGACCTTCTATTCCTAACTCCTTTATGTACTTGATTAATAGCTCTGTTGCCATTCCGTTTCCGTAGTTTCTTTCAAGAACGATTGTTGATACTTTGTTTCTTCTGGCTACATCAATAAGACCTTTCATTGTCTCTTCACTGTAACCTTCTCTACTGTAGTAACTATCAACAATAAATACTCGTCCTCCTGCCGTTTTTAAAACTACTGCTGCGGTTTCATCAAGCCCCTTGCCTGCTGGATCAACTGCCAAAATAGCATTGTCATAAAAATCATTTAGATGATCTGCTGGGCGATATACTCTGTGTAGATATTGTCCTGTCTGAAACTCACCAGCATCCTGGTAAACAAGATTTGCCCTGTCAGGATCACAGTCCGTTAGATATATGTATTTAGTCTGTAAGGGGAATCGTTCAGCATCCGTGAGGTCAGTGTCAAGCATATACTGAAGCTGAAATAGACTATTACCATAAGCCTGACGCCTCGACTCAATATCCTCTGGTGTAAATCTTTGTGTCTCTGTGATTGTATGGATTACCCCAGGATTATCTTGCCTTATTTTATCTAGATAGGGAGCTAGGTTTTCATATGAGAATGATGGAAAGAAGATGGGGTACTTGAGAGTCTTGAAACCATCCAGATCGTTGTAAATACTAAACCTAGATTGTGGAGTACCAATAATATAAATCTTTCCACCAGGAAGAAGCAGAGCATTAGCTTCCTTCATAGCTTCACTCAGTTTAGTTCTGGCTGCTTCCGTTGTAGAATTACTGCTAATCTCTACGTCGTCATAAATAACTCTCGTTGCTCTGGCTCCAGTTACCTGTCCTCCAATCCCGACTGCTTTTAGTGAAGCAAACTGACTAGGCTTGCTACCCACAATGTCAAATCCATAAACGCTTGTCCTATGCTTGCGGTTTTGGATGCTTGTATCAATGAGATGTCTAAGTACAGGAGTTTTTTTGATAACATCTTTAGCGAATCGGACAAAATCCTTAGCCCTAGGCGCACTCGCGGACACGACAACAACTTTCTCGTCTGGGTTAATGTAAAGTACCCATATAGCAAATAGAGCAAGTAGATACGATTTACCAAAGCCCCTAAAACAAGATAGGAATAAACGAGGATGTGTTTCATACTGTAAAACCCTACAGAAATCCTTCTGTAACTCAGTAAGAGGACCAAGTTGTAGGGTGGTTCTAAAGATGACATCAGCGAAGAACACAAAGTCCTCGCGCATCTTTTGTTGTAGCTCTTCTATATCCATTATCTAGTGTGGCGTTTTTGCCCTTCACTAATACTATACTCGTAGTTGATTAGGTTGAAAGGCACATAAGCATCGTTCGTAATATACAATCTTACATCTCTGTTTCTAGCCTGAACAAAGCATTGAGCAAAGTCTACTGGATTCTCATATGCTCCAAGGCTCTGAGTGTTTAGTATATTAGAAGCGTATGTCTTCACATAACTTTTTCCATTTGTATTTACACTTGACATATCAAATGTTTGGAAGTTGTTTTTATCAAAAGCTACAAGGAACTCATCCAGAATCAGTTGATCATTTACAACTGGTCCTTGCCCTTGACGGCTTTGTGGATAGAATCTTGAGAAAGCAATTTGTGAAGTAAAGTTTTTACCAAATACAATATTTCTAGCTGTTGTGTCTGTTTCTACTACAAACTTAGTTGGTTCTATACCTGAAAAGTTAATAGATTGCTTGTTATCTTCATCTACAGCAACCCATCCTGTAGTTTCTGTTACAAAAGGAATAGTATACTCTGTAGTATCTGTTGCTGAATCATATGTACCAGCAGCTAAAACACCAGAAGTAAGTTTTACATCCAAGTAAGTTTCATCAAATAAAGGATCTTTGTCAATTGTTAACAACATCCTGTGCTTGCCTTGATACAATCCTACGATACTCAGAATATTATCAATGTACTTTAGATGCTCTACTTCTATATCCTCTAAAGTATATCTATGCCAAGCAGAAATTAATCCTCTTGTCTGATCTACTTTGACGGTATATGTAATAATTTCACTAAGATCATTGTCAGTAACCAGAGCCATTGTGTCTTGACCATTATTAGTTACTGTTTGTATATTACCAGTAATGAGTCTGGGTACTTCTTCAGTTACATCCCTTGAGACATAGTTTCCCTTGAACTCTCGTTCTACAATTTCGTGCATTAGCTGACTATCTCTTCGATTCTCAAAGAAATACAAACGATCACCAAGAACGAAAGGTCTTGTTTTTGTGTTAGACCTGTAAGCCGTAGCAAGAGTAAAGTTTACTGATTCAGGAGTCAACCCTGGTTCACCTACAAGTGCGAACTGACCTTCTTTAGAGAATACCAGTAAAGTGTTTTTATAGCTAACAGCGTTAACTAGCTCTCTTGTAATGTTATCAGTAGTCTGAACTTCGATGGGAGCAGTATCAAGAACCTCCTGAACAGTAATGCGGAAGAAGTTAAAGAACTCACCAAACTCAGATAAGGTTACTGCATCTTTAGATACAAAGGCTAATCTGTTTCTATGTAGAACTACATCATTGATACTGTTATCAACAAAGCTGGGTACAGGATTAGTAATATCATCTCCTGATTCTCTCACCGCATATTTAAATTGTTTGTAGGTTTTAGCTACTACATTGACAACAGGAAAGTATGTTCCAGTTAGTGTAGTATATGTAATTGTGTCTGAAACAGGTGTCTCGGAGATCTTTATCTTGGTATTCCCGTCGATCTCTTTTACATAATATTCCCTATTTGGTAGGATTGAAGAAGGGAAGGTTGCTGATACTTGTTGCTCTTCAGCAGTATACTGTGTTCCAGATATGTATGAGAACTGAACACGATCACCTGCTACAAAGTCATGGGTAGCTCCACCACTAAAGGTAAGCCAACCATTAGGACCGTCTGAGAAGAAGTTAGAAGTATTATCTAGGCTTGGATCATTGTTTACAGAGAAGGCATCTCCATCCATTTTATTGACGAGAAAAGAGCCATCAGGTCTTTGAACAATGATGTGAGGCATTGTGGCTGTATCAAACTTGTACTTGAGACTAAATCCAGCACACTCTCTCCAAGCTCCTAGATCATCAAGAGTAACATCAATACCAGAATAATCATATGGAGTATCTGGGTCTGCTGCTGCTGTGTTATAGGTTCCTGTCTCAAGAGAACTAAGATTAAGTTGTTTTTCTAAAGAGAAAGCGTCTTTTATGTATCTTACATAGAAGTCATCACTAAGGTCTGCTCTGTTGCCTACAATACGAATGATTGGAGTTTCATCAGGCATCCGTAATGGTAAATCATCAAGAGTATTAGCAGTCTTCCACATGAGGATTAGAGCATCATCACCTAGACCATCAGTAACATTCCAGTTTTCAAAGGGTGCTCCATCAGTAGTAAATACTTTTACTACACTACCTATACTCTTGATAGCTGATACATCTGTATTGGCCCAATTTTGATGAGCTTCTTCAGTAGCGCCTGGAAGAGTTATATCATTTGGTCCAGGCTCATTGTTGATAGTTTTCATGATGTAAATAGCCAAAGCCTCAGTATTGATACCTAACTTTGACCACCATCCATCAGCATCTCTTACAGCCTTTACTGTTCCAGCATCCTTAGCTGTTGTTACTTGTCCGTAATATGCTTCTCCGCTAAGGTTAAACCACCATCTAAGAGGGATCCAACCAAATTGTGCTTGCTTTACAAATAAATAAGCTACAGATCCATCAGCAGGATCCGTAAGGTCTGGAGATAATCTAGTGGTTACATCATTTCTAGCAACAACTACACCATCGCCAATTGTTACTGTTCTGAATACATCTCTAGGATTTGATATGGGAGCACCCGTTCCTGAAAAGTAATTAGACGCATCTAAAGAACCATATTTGATTGACCTTTCAACCCCGCTGTTATCATAAATCTTAACAGCAGAACCATCCATTACCATAAAGTAATGTTCGTCCTCTGATTTGATGAAAGTGTGAATGTACGCATTGTTCGCGCTAACATCCATCTCTAGAGAAGATACATATAACGATGGGTTTCTTTTATAAATACCATCCTCAAGACTAACATCACAGTTTAGTACATCTTCAAACTGATTTAGCCTTCTTAGTCTTTCTGATTTCTGGCTAATACCACCATAAAAATTAGGTATAGTTACTGGTTGAATAGCCATATATTATCTCCTGCTGTTTCTTCCTTCTCTTCGTGGTGATCCCCAGATCCTGAAGCTATCGTAAGTATTTAGCATGTTTAGATCTGCTTGATCAGCTTCCCATCTTTGCCAGATATCGTAGTGCATTTTCTCTTCACCAACTAAGTATTGAAGATGTTGAGAAGGACCAAATAGTTTGAGATACAACTTTCTAGCAGCAGCGTGGATTATATAACGCATAACTACTTCTGGTAAATCAGCAAAGTCTAGGTAGTATTGAACTTCAAACTCTTGAGGTCCGTCCCACACAAAGGTTTTATCTGTGTGATTATATACCCTATTTCCTTTGATAAGGGCTTTAGTAACTCCATCACCTTTTAGTTCTACATTGTAAATATCATCACTAATGTAAATAAAACCGTTTACATCTGTATCTAGAGTTACATCCTCAAAAGTATTATAAAAACTATTCTGAACAGCTAACATCTTAAGACTTTCATCTAAGGTCTGTTCAGCAGCAATAACATCCTGACGAAGTGGATCATCAAGACTTGCTATAGTATTTACTCCAATCAGTGTAAGCATTTCGTTGATAGCATCAACTCTTGTAGTTCTAACCATAGTAGTACCTCATTCTAAAGTTCCTATCAAAGAAAGGACCAGCCCAAAAGGACTGGTCCCCAGCGAAGTCACACGAAAGGCGTATTGCCTCAACGCAGGTTCGATTATGGTGCAGCGGTCTTGATAAGGTTCACAGCAGCATCGGTACGAAGTGGTGCAATACCAGCAGCCATCTTAGCAACGAAGAGATTTCCTTGGTTTTGAATCATGTATTCTGACTCAACTTGGAGATCTTTTAGTTTAGCCATACCAGCAGCAGACTTGTGAGCAACAACGCCAACAATATTAGCCATGTTTACTCGAAGTTCTGTGTTGTATTGACCATCTTCTGCGGTGCTCATATCAATACCAAATCCACCGTTGTTAGTTACGATTACGGGACATCCAGCAACCATGAGAACTCGCCCTTCAGCAAAGTCTCCATTACCCATGCTGTAATCACGGCTGAGAAGGGCAGCGTAGGACTGATCTGGTCCAATGCCTCCTGCGGCGCGAAGTAGTAGGTAGTACATGGATGGAGGAAGAACGCAGAAACGCTCGTCAGTGGGAACATCAAACTCATCTAGTTTTTGGATAGCACCAATGATGCTGGAAGCAGCAACATCAGCCTGGACAGCCATGTTGGCGTCATAAACAGCTTGGCCTCCACGAAGAGGACCAACACCAGTTCCAGAAGCAGCACCAACTAGAGCACGAACAGAAAGGTTATCAGCGCGACGAGCGAGAGCCTTACCAAGCTCAGAAGTATAGGTGCTACGAAGGTCGTAGTGAGCCTTAGCTTCTTCTAGGTCGTCAATGAAGACGGAAGCGAGCATAAGATCATTGATAAGAATGGTCTTCTGCTCGGCACCTAGGTTGCTGAGGTAAGGAACATCAGAAGCCTGATAAGCAATTGGGCGTCCTGCACCAGTTCCGTCTCCAGAAGCATCAACATAAGTGTTGGTAGACTTGTTAGTCTTATCAAGAATGTCTTGACCAGGAACATGGTGACGAGCTAGAGCACGACCGTGAATTGGAAACTGAACGCTTTTGCCTGCACTAATAGTTCTTTGCATAATGCGGGGTGAAACCTCGATGGCTTTTTCGTAAGCAGCAAGGACTTCACCACCGAAAATACGAAGGAAAAGCTCGTTATCGGTGCTAAAGGTTCCAGTCCAAGTGTTATCGTTGGGATTACCAGCGTAACCGTAATTAGAAATGTTAGTCATTTTATTATCTCCTTTATTATGACTTTGGGTTATGTCCTAAAACATTATTAGAAAAAAACGATTTGATTTTACCCAAACCACTTTCTTCTGCTACCATAATAAAGGTATCCCTCGCAAGGGGCTCTACCGTTCACAGATAAAGCGTGGGTGTCACTTCTTAAGTTCCTTTCTTAAAATCTAGACCTTGCAAGCCTTTTTTCTACCTGGGCTCTAAATGCAGGGTCTTTAGCGTAGCGAGGATCAGTCATAGCTTGAACCATCTCTGATTTAGACTGGAAGCCTCCTGATTCTGTACTTGTTCCGTCTGTTGGGGAAATGAATCTTTTTCCAGTAGTAGCTCCCATTCTAGCCTCAATAGACTTATAGGCTGTAACAATGCGATCAAGATCTCCAGAATCAATAAGATCATTGTAACTCTCGATCTCAGCATCTGTTAAATTATTTTCAGCCCAATCTACAATCTCTTGGACATGCTTTTCTCCACCAAGTTTTTCGTTGATGGTCATTACCATAAGACTAGTTTGAGCGTTGATTCCTTCTAAATACTGATTGATGTACTCTTCTGGAATACCTTTTTTTACTAATTCTTTTACAGTATCTTCTGATAGCTGTCCAGTTTGAGAGAACTCCTCAGCACCTTTAGAAAATAGATCAGCAGGAAGATTCTCTACAGCTTCTGCTATCTTTTCAGCTTCCTCTTTTTGCTCAGGCTCTTTGCTTCCTAGCTTTGATTCTAGCTCCTTGTAAGCTCGTTCTAGCTCCTCTGCTGATTTATATTTACCAGCTAGTAAAATCTCCTCTTCTTGGAGCTTGTCCTCAACTTTGATCTTGTGTTGATCTCTAAAGTTTTCTTCTTCAGTTCTTACACGCCCTTCTTTAATTGCTCCTTCTGGAGTATGATCAGCTTCTGCGCTTTCATCAGGAGTCATGTAGACTCTTTGAAAATTATCACTTCCTGTATTTCTTGCGATTGGTTCTTCGCTCATAATTTATTTCTCCTTTATTGTGGTTGGGTTCCTCTAAACCCTTGCATCATATTTTCTACGGTAGCTTGACCTGCTACTCCTGCGACGCCAGAACCGATTCCTTGTAGACCATTATCAGCCATTGTTCGTAGCAGGTTGTTCTGTGTTCTTACCACAGCATCCTCTGGGTTTTGTGGTACATCTGGATCAACAATAATTTGATCAATGTCTAATCCAATTCCTTTAGCAATTTCCTTGATTACAGCAACGGGATTGACAAACTGTAAAGCCTGTGGGCCTAAACCTTGAATCAAAGCAAGAAACTCTTGAATCTGAGCAACCTTGCTTTTACGATCTAAAAGATCAAGACCTGTAATAATGTTGATTGTAACCCCATCGGGAAGTTCTGGAATAGTTTTTGACTCTTCCATGTTTTGAATCATGAGTTCAAGGAATGGAAGTTGTAGTGTTTGAGATAGCTGGCTGTATACCCCTCCTAAACCAGCTTCAATTTCAGAAACTCTAGCTCTTGTTTCCGTTGCGGTTAGTTGACGATCTGGGAATGTTTCGGCAGTCATCAGGAAAGCCTTACCAATACGCTCTTTTAGCTCTGCGATATGATTAAATACAATACCTAAATCTGCTGACTTTTGTGATTGTAAAATAGTTACATCGGTAGCCCTACCAGAAATAACATCTCCAGTTTGTGCTTGTGCTAGATCTCGTCCTCGTAAAGCTCCTGCTGGATCAACAAGGAAGATATGCTTACTGGCGATTGCCGCACTTTGAGCAACTGCTTCACTCAATCTTTCCATTGTGTAAAGATCACCCTGTAATTCTTCTACCACAGAACGACCATAATCCTCATCATCTAGCAGATTAGAGGTTACTACAAAGATTGGAGGTTTCTTGAATTCTTCCTCTACAACTCTCTCGTTTTCAATCTCCTGACAAACTTTGACTGTTCCATCCTCGTTGTAATACTGAATAGTATATAAATCGTAGTATTCTTTCTTCTTGTCTTCACAAACTTGAGGAGCTATTTCCATAGCCTTCTCTTTTGTAATCTTGTCTTTGTAGACTACATAATTAATCTTTCTGTCTGGGTGTCTACGAACAACAAACTGATTCAGTCTAAGGACTCGAAAAGCATTATCAAGGAAAGATAGAACTACGGTTCCTCCAACTAGCAATAGTCTAAGGGAGTTGTAAAGATGTGCTCTTAGTGCCTTCTTGTCTATCTCTTTTAGAATAATCTTCTCAATTCTTTGTAGTGCAGTGTCTACTTCAAAGACTAATTCCATGTCTTCTTCTTCATTTAGATCACTGGATAAACGGAAGAAGGGTTGATTGGTTGGAAATAGAACATTGAGAAGTTGGCTGGCTAGATGGTTTACCCCGCGTGCTCCTAACGATTGGTAAGGACTATCAAATTCTTCACCTTTTTCGTGGTCTGTATCAGGATAAAGATAGGGGATAGTTACGACAGAGTTATCTCTAGCAACTTCTAGGTACTTTTCTCTTGTAGAAAGTCCCTTATCAAATAATTGTTTAGCTGTTTTTCTGTCGTAATTCATGCTCTTGTTACCTCAACTATTCCTGCTTTTCGCATTTTTGTAGGAATGTTTTTTTGTTTATACCAGCCTTTTTTGTCTTTATATCTAGATAGATAATCTCTAAGAGCCTCTCTACTAATACCAAAGGTTTCTGCTGTTTTTTTTATACTTCGGTAAACCTCTGTTTTCCCGTCCTCATAAGCAACCTTCACTTGTTTACTTTGAGGCATCTTTAGGATTGACTCATCTGTATGCTGCTTACCGTAGAAATGATTATTCTCTCCAGTTAGCTTTTCTAAAACCTCTGGTGTAAATTGAGGTGGTCCTCCAGCAGAGGGATTTAGGTTCATACACCAAGGTTTATCATAATACAGATCAAGCAAAACCTGTTCCTTAGCATATTGCTCTTCTCTAGGCACTTCCTTTAGAATCTTGAATATAAAAGAGTCTTCACCATACTTGTTCCAGCAGCTTTGGAGTCTAGAGTTTTCGTGTTTGTTATTTCGTAGACTATATTTATGCTTTTGAAGTCTTTTATTTACTTCCTTGCTAGAGCCAAAATAACAATGCCCATTAGCACACAGAATCATGTATAAATGTGAAATCATGTAGGTTCTTGACCTCCGCTACTAGTTTTTGATTCTTGTTCTTGCTTAGATGGTATCTTGTATTGTGGCACGCCTGCGCGTCTAAATATGTATTTTCTAGCCACAGGATCAAACTTTCCTTGTGGCGTTACTACATCCCGCTTCTCGGCAATCTCAGGAGGGATTACAATACTTGGCGGGCTGGGTGGAATCGGTGCTTCTATTGATGGTCCTCCACACATAATTAAATCTCCTCTCCGTATACTGGAGTTTCAGAAACGACTTGTTTTTTATATTCAAGATTATAAGCCAATTGCGCGTTTCGCCCTGTCCCATCTACCCTTGCTCTGGCTTCTGCTGCTAGTTGTTCTGGTGTTTTTAGTCGTCTTGCTCGGAGTCCTCGATCAATACGACCTACCATATCATAATCCGATTGACGAATACGACTTGAAAGAGCTTGATCTTTTTGAGCTTGACTGATCTTCTTTTTTCCACCACCACACATTTTAGACTCTACTTGTTCTATTGTTACGCATGATCTTCTTAGGTTTAGCTACAGCATTGACATCTGTTGCAGGCTTACCCTGAGCTACACCTAATTGACTTGCAATCTTTTGCGTCATGTTAATGTTCTTGGTACTTGTTCCTGATCCTTCTGGAGCAGAGCTTTTCCCATTAGTTGCCGATTTTCCTTTTTTGGTAAATGTTTTTCCTGGTATTACACACATAATAAGCCTCCTTGAGGAAGTTCCTAGCTAAATCTTTTTTCTTAATTTAATAAGATATCTATATCTTTCTTCGTCTTCAGATGTTGGGAGTCTTCCATGTTCATCTTTTATGTATCCCATTATCTTTAGCTCTTGTGATATTTCTGGACGCTTTAGTTTGAGAATGTGACTTTTGAACGCCCTCTTCAGTAAATAACACTTTTGTATAAAGTCGTCGTTGTCTCCGCGTTTAGGAGTAAAGTATTTGTATCTTCTACAAAGTTCTAACTCTAACTTTATTAGAGCGTCTTCTTGATCGAAAGTTGAAGTATATAGCCCTAAATATATTCGTAAAGCTCTGTCAAGCTCAAACCAGTATAGGTTGTTTTCTACTTTATCGGTTAGGTTGAACAGCAGATTATATAAGGGTTGTAAATGTTTTTGGATTTTCTTCATACAATATCTAGGGTGGTTGGAACTTTATTAGTGGAAAAATATTATTTTTATATAGTTTGGTGTTCAGCTTCACTATATAACTATGATACGATAGAAAAGCAGTTTTCGTGACTCCCATATTGGTGCCAGTGTTCTTATTGGTTCTTAGCTGGGTTCACATCAAGAACAGAGAAACGAAAACGAATGGAATGGATTTTTGCCTAAGAACCATTCTATTCATAATTAGATGTTTTCTTTCTTTCTTCTTTCAGCGGGTTTATTCTTTCTTTCTTTTAGACTTAGGTAGATATTTATGAGTATTAAACAATTAGCATATGTATTAACAAGCATTTATCAAACTTATGGTGATGTAGAGTATAAAACAAGAAGTCTGTTATGGAATAGATTTCTCAACATGAGTTATGATGATTTGATCAGTAAGCTAGAAGAAGATGCGTTTCTAGCAATCAATCTCTTTCCAGATCTAAAAGATAAAATTCTTTTTGAGTGTGGGCTTGACGAAGAGGAACTTGAAGAGGAGGAAATAGAACATGCCCCAATATGATTATAAATGTTCAGTATGTAACTGTGAGTTCACCGTAGAGTGTCCTATCTCAGAACATAAATCAGTAAGAAACTGTGGAGAGTGCTATACCCAGGATGGTGCTAAACAAATATTTAAATCCGATACTATGCCTAATGTGAAAGTATGGGACAATCCTATTTTGAAGGACATTAGCTATGACTAAAAAGAAACAAACACAATTCTTCTCTCCAGAGATTCCAGACTTCAACATCGACCCAGATCTATTAGAGCATCTAGAAAAAACATTTACTAATACACTACCTCACTATCCATATGAAAGTGAAGTAGATTACGCTTTAAAGATAGGTTCAGCGCAAGTCGTAAGATATATCCGTGCTTTGTATGAGAAAAAGCGTTAGATATCTCCTTTCGATAAAGCGTCTAGAAAAGCCTGAAGCTCTACATCTTGACCCTGCTCTATTTGAGTAGGGTCTTTTTGTAGGTCCTTATATAGATCTACAAGACACTTGAATCTCGTATCACTAATAGCTTCTAAATCTACACCCTGTAGATAGCCTCTAATGAGGTCTTCTAGCGTTTGCTTCATTTGCCTTTACCTTTCTTACCTTTTCCTTTTCCTTTAGTTTTTTTACCGTACATGATTAGCTCCTTTTTGATTTACTGCCAGAACATTTCCAGCGTTTGCGTGATAGCCTCAATGGGCTATTAGGGTTTTTTGCAGCCTTGGGAAACTTCTTCATCTGGGCAGCACTACGAGCACAGTATGAGTCCCCTTTGCTTGTTCCAGGCTTTACACTAGCACCCTTCTGACCATAGCTCACTCTTTTACCAGAAGCTGTGATCTTTAGTTTAGCTTTGCCTTTAGCGGGTCCTCTTGCCACGACTCTTCCCCTTTGCTGTTTTAGCAGCATCCTTGAAGTTTTGAGCCGTGGGAGCACCTTTGCTTCCTGGCTTACGCATCTTCTCTCCCGATCCTCCAGCTATGCGTTTACGCTTTGCATGAATATTATCGTATAGTCCTTTCTTAGCCATTGAATAATGTAATCAAAAGTATAATGGCTATGCCCCAAGTAGCCAGGGTTAGGGCTCGTAGTTGTTTACCTCGTTGTTCAACAAGACTTTCCAACTCCCGTTCTCGTTCTGTAATAATTCTATAGTGTGGCGGCATTTGAAACGATTGAGACAAGAATAGCCGATGCTACAGCTAACAGCCATTTAAGGATCTTCGACTGTTGTTCTAACACGATCAAAGTCTTTTCAATACCAGAAACATCATCTTCTAAACCTAAAATTCTGTTCTCATGGTTCATTAGAAGATTAGCTTGCTCATGCGCTTTATCTCGTAGCTTTTTTATTTCTGCCTGTAGGTCTATTTCTTCCATTATAATTCTCCAGTATCATCAACGCGCTTAATATAAACGCTTCCTAAGTATTTAGGTAACACAAAAGTAATTTTATCTTTTCTATTTAGTTTTAGTAAAAACTTTTGTAGTTTACTTTTTGGTATCAATTTTCCATTTAAATGTGCTTCATCGACATTGATCATGTTAAATTCATACACACCAGCCAAAGGAACAATAACACTACTAGAATCATAACCCCAGCGAAAATCTTCACTTTTGATTACGTCATCTAATAGAAACTCATTACCACTACAGACAAGTTCCAAATACTCTCCAAAGCTTTTCCACCTTCCTGAAGCTGCTAAATACCTGTTCTCTGAAACGATGCCTGCTGGAGTTGGTACAAAACCCTTCTTTGTAGATGTAAATACTGGATGAGTTAGCTCTCGCTTCTCGTTTAGTATGTGCTTGTAAAAAGTATCAACAAAGCTTTCTAACCTTACTCCGTTGATTGTTCCAGCTACGCGCAAGTCTCCATGAATATCCTCACTCACACAGCGGATGTGGTCGCCTATGAACTGCTGGTTCCTGAGAATGTCTGTAATAAGCTCTGACGAGACTTTGGCCGTGTGTGCCTCTACTACCCCAAGATTTGCTTTCGGTGCGCTTATACTATTACACACTAAGCCTGAAGCGATGTTAGCATGAGCCCCTACCCTCAAGTTAGCTCCAACAGTCATCTCCTTGTCTACATTCAGCTTCTCAACTCCTCTTCTACCATCTGTGTGAACATACTGAAGATGATCATCATTTCCATGACCATGAATGCTTGAGTGGTTGATTGATTCTACAGTAAAGTGAATTGACTGATTATTTAGATGCCCATCAATCTCTCCGTGAGTATGAGTACCACATCCTTTGATGTTTGAGTGATTGATGTCCTCTTCTTTGAAGTGAGTCTTTGCGTTGGAGATATGCTTATCAATTTGTTCGTGTGTATATCCGCCTGAGTTTTGAAGTCTTTTGTGGTCAATATCCTCTTGCTTGAAGTGAATATCACTCGTTCCTGCGTGACCATCAATACTTCCTTTGACTTCTCCAATATTTATTCCATTTACTCTTGAGGTTCTGACCTCATTAGCCTCTAATACATCAGTGTCAATAGTGTTTGACTTAATATGTTTTGTGTGTACTCCATCTAGGATGGCTTCATCACTCTCCACTTTCGGAGTTTTGATGGAGCCATCTGCTTTTATTTCTGTAAGGGTTTCTCCTCGAAAGCTATTGAACTTGATAAATGGGGCTTTATGACCGAGCGCGCCTCTGAATGTTAATCCAACAACAGTAGCCTGAGCAGGTAATATCTGATTTCTAGTATCAGCAGTTGGATTAGCATAGACATATTGCTTGTGATCATCCTTGCTGAGGTTCTCTAAGTCTTCGTGCTTCATCTGATTTTTTCTACTGTTAGATTGCTAGTGCCAATTGTAGTGTCCCAAGAACCTGCTGCACCTCCAATGTTAGAAACGATTTCTATATAATCTCCTGCTGATAATGGATAGATAAAGCTAGAAATATGGACTGAGGCTTCATTGTGGTTTGACGCTGCTCTAATATATCCGCATCCTGACTTAGGGCCAAAGAACGTCGTTCCGTTCAAGCGCATTTGAACAATGATATTAGATCTTTGAGTAGTTGATTCTCCATAGATGCTACAAGCTATTTTATAATCACCATCGGTAAGAATCTCCAGCCTAGTTCTGTTAGCAATACTCCAGTCAAGATCTGTACCAGCAGAAGCCTCAAGCGTTTGAATGTTCAAAGCAACATCACTAGCATTTAGGTTTTGTGTAGTACCATTAGCGCGAGATTGATAAGAGGGATAATAATATGGAGCAGACTCGTATGATAGACCATTGAAGATTAGTGTTTGATTAGTCCCTGGAGAACTTGGGAAGGCAGGCTGAGGAGTCCATTTAGGTTGTTGGTTAGAGTTGTCCCAAGTTAGTTGATGATTAGCACCAGGAGATCCAGGAATAGTTGCTGTGCCAAAATCTATTTGACCTGCTGTAGGATTTCCTTTCCAAAACAGAACTCCTCCGTTTTCAAAATCTCCACTTGTAAGTGCTGAAACTGTTGTTCTTATATCTGCTCTAGAGAATACATTATTGTTTTGAACATAGATATAATCAATATCATCTGAGCTTTCTACAGAGCTAACATTGGGAACATCATTACTTCTATAAGCACCAGCTACTTTTACAACAGCATTAGTAGGGTGAGCCTGCATCAGAATACCAATATTCTGAATAAGGTGTGATGGGTCTGTTGGCTTTGCTAGTTGTACTGCGCCAGGAGTTGTAGGAGAGATATAGAGCTTTTTGCCCTCATCGGTAGAAGTCCATCCATCATCAACGCCCGTAACCTTACCAAAGCTAACTACAAGCCCTTCTGCTCCATCAGCTACATCAGTATAGAGCAATCCAATAGCAGGCATTTTATCTGGATCAGAAGCATCTGCTAGGTCTACATTGACAATATTTGAGTTCTTAGAACTTTCAATGTAAACAGCATCTCCTCTGCTTAGTGGTCCCCCTGTATTATTAAATACTCTTACAAATACCCTATCATCAAAATCATTTATCCAGTTGCCTGTAGCCTCATCATATCTTAGAATCTGGGTATCTAAAGCATCAGTAATCTCGATACCACTAATGCTAGATAAATAGATTACTCCGTCGTCACAAGGACCAACGAGGCAATCAAATATGAAGTTTCCAGAGACATCCATTATCTATTATCGTTGTAAACTATCCAAATTCTAACTCTTTTACTTTGATCATTACCTGCTACATACCCAATAAAAGCGTTATAGTTACCATCAAAAGGTAAATATATGGCACCTTCTTGTGTAGTAGCAATAAGTTGGGTATCATCAAGATAGTAATTTGTTATGTTTTGAGTTTTAGCAGCAAGTGGGTTTAGTGAGTTTTCTAACCGTTTTCCCACAACAATATTCATAGCATCGTCTACCGCATCTTCAACATGAATAAGTGCTCCCATAGGTCCAGGACCAACATTGATATTTACTTGATCCCCTAATCCGTTACTGGTTGAATCAAAAATTAATCTATTTTGCATTTGCGTTATGAACCAAGTATGTTTTTATGTTAGCATCTGTTGTGCTTAGATTTTCTATCTTAATTTGATAGTGAGGGTATGCTACGATTGTAGATCCAGTATTAGAGTTAGCAGCTAAAGAGCTATCCTCATAGACTACAGGCAATATATCAAAGTTGTATTTATCAGTAGTAAATACTGGATAATAGGTTGATGGAATAGAAGGAACAGTATCAAAGTATTCTGCTTGTGGTTGAGTTACATACATTCGTAGTCCAAGCCAACTATCAGGATCATTATCTGTTCCTAGATAATAAGTAGCAAGTAGCCTGTCATTATCTTGTTCGTTTTCTGGGCTTCCCGTTAAAAAGTCAGATGGTTTGATTCCTACTGCTAGTCTATACCAACCATTACCAACACTTTGTATTGAAGAAAAGCTCATAGCAGTAATAGCATCACCTTCAGTAGCTAGTTCTGGTGCTCCTCCGTAAGTAGGAAAGTTGAATCTAATCGAGTGCTGTCTAGTAGCAGCATTGTCACCGTCCAAATTGAATAAGGCTAATTTACATGAACTAGCGGCAAAGGCTTCTACTTCATACTGCTTTACATAAAGACTAAAAACATTTGTTTTATCTACATCGGCAGGAAGATAGTTGTTATCTTGATATCTAGCATTTACTGTTGGAATCTGTCCTGTACCTGCTGCTGTAAGACTTCCAGAGACTTGATAATAACCTATACCTTTAGAGAAGGGTAAGTTAGTAGAACCATTTATAGCACTTACAGCACATCTAGTAGCAGTCCAATAAGAGGTAACATCTAAACTCTGTGTTCCATAAAGCTCGTTCTTTGACTCACTGTAAAGCCGATCAATAAACCCTGTATTAGTAACACCAACAATCTTTACTGAGCCTGTTCCTGCCCCACCCGAAGTATGAAATGCTAAAAAGGCTGATGGATCTTTCACATCAACTGTAGCAAACGAAACTGAGCTTGCTGTTCCTTCTAAGCATTTTCCTATTACTCTTGAATTCATTTTAGTTATATCCTATACAAACTGTTACATTAGCGTTATCGCCATTGTTTGATACTTTTGCTCGTAAGAAAGTAAAGACTCCAATGGCTTTTCCTACGGTAGTATTTATATCAATATTAGTAAAGGTTACTATATCAACCCATCCAGTATCGACAGCAGCATCATCAGAATTTACCAGCTTTCCTTGAACTGTTACTGTAGGAGTAGCTTCAGTTCCTGTTCCAACAACTTCTACAGTACAAAGACCGATGACAGTAGTTTTTGTACTGATAAACGAAGTATTACCAGTATTATCATTAGCGTTTGAGTTGTAGATAGTTGCTTGTAACATTAGGCTCTATGGTTATATCCAATTGCTACTTGAACAGCTTTTGAGTCTGTGTTTCCTGTAATTGCAGCACTCATGTTTGGAAGAATGTCAATAGGGAACCCAGAAACATCATTAGCTGTAGCAGCAGTCCAAGAAGCTAGTTCTGCCCAACCACTATCTACAGCAGCATCATCAGATTGAATCAGCTTACCATACACAGTAATTGTTGGATTGTTTACTCCAGTACCCTGAACTTCAACAGTACAGGTTCCTTTTTGATAGTCTCTGCTGGCAGAGTTAACTTGATCTCCAACAGCAACATTAGTGGTACTTTGTGTTACGATTTCTACATACATGGGTTTATCTCCTTAGAAGGATTGGTAAAATGAATCTCCTGTTAAGTATAACAAGAAGTTTGCATCAATAAAAAAGTTACTTGAATTATAAGTACCAGATTGCGCTATAAATAAGGTAGAAGCAGAGTCATCTGGATATCTATATAGTTCAATAATCATATGCCTATACATATCACTACCAGTGTTGTTTGTAGGCATAAGTGTTTGGTTATTAGTACTTAGTCTAATTCGAGAGTTATTATATTCAGTAGCTAGTTCATTATATCTAGGACTACCAATTATATGACATCTTGAATCTATTTTAGGTGTAAATACTCTAGCCAATCCAACAGGATTTGATGTAGTTGAAAACCAACAATTTCCATTTACTACAAATCTTGGATCTTGATCTGCTGGTAAATTTCTTGTGTTTGATATGACAAGATCTAAAAGAAGATTTTGTGAAAAAGTTACAAATAAAATAGGTTTGAACGCTAAGGGAAAGTTTGCTACTTGCGAAACTGGAGGATTACCAATTCCTACAAAATCAACTGATTGTATTGTAGGAAGACCTACATTTGTTCCAACTGCGTTCTGGTTTGGTGTAAAGAGAGCTTCAGAATAATAAAAATTGTTAAGTGGTAGAGTGGGATTTTTATCATATGCCAAGACCTCACACGCTTCATCAAACCCCCCACCAACGAAGTAAGCATCTGCATCAAAAAAGTTACTAAGATTTACACCAGCATTTGCCGCATACTGGAATCCACAAATAGGAATATTTGATGCTTTTATAAAGGGTTTTCTATTTTGAAAATTTCCTGTATCTGTAAAGTTAAACGCCTCATGCTGACTAAATGTATTAAACTTTGCGAAAGAATCTGTTAAAATTACACTTTTATCTGTTATAACTGCGCTTAAAGCATTTTGATTATATGATACTACTGGATCATCGAAAGGGTTTAGAGCTTCATAAGCATTGGTAGTATATAATCCAGAAGTATCAAAACGCAATTGGGAACCACCATATTCAGTACCAGTTGTAATGGTTATTGCAGAACCTGCGGTATCAAACTCTATACCAGAAGTGTTTGTTGCAGATAAATAAGAATCAATATTATTAGTGGTTGCATTAAAAGTTATAATTCTATAGTCACTATCTGCAAAGGGAGCATCTATACTAGCAGAAGCTCCAAGAACGCTTGTATCATATAATGTTCCAGTATAGAAGTTATCTGCTGAAAGACTGGTAGAGCTAACACTGTTGGCAATAATCTCTGTGTTATCAACATCATTAGTTCCTAAGACATTGTTTACAAAAGCAATATTCTTTGCAGACCAAGCCCCATTATCTGTTACTGCAAATAGATCGTCTCCAGTATCTGCGCTTGGAAAGGCTCCAGATTCAATCCAAGCATTTAAAGTATCATCACCTAGTTGAGCTAATAAATTAGCAGTGTTTAGTGCTAAAGTTAAAGATCTATTTAAAGCTCTTGAATCTAGGGCATATCCTTTTGGGTACTTTTGTTTTGTGAGATCTAGGAATAATGAGTTCAAAGAAGACTCAATCGTTACAATATCTCCTAACTTTGGTTGGTAATTTGTAAATAAAACATTACCATCAGCATCTAACTCCCAAGAGTATTTAGGATCATTTTGTGCAACTTCGCGTCCACCAACAACAACTTTTAAAGAACCTGTAGAAACTGCTGGAGGATAGTATAAAGGCGTACTTGCTCCACTAGCAGTATAGATTCTGCGTAGTGGAGAAGTTACTCCCGACTTTGGTTGTGGTTCAATAGGTTCTACCATTAGAATAGTTGAAATTGAAAATCAGCGTCTGCCGCAGCTGTTCCTAAAGTATCGGAGAAAACATAAACATCAAATCTTCCTAATGCTCCAGACCGCCCATTTACTCCAATTGTATATGCACCAGCAGGAATCTCATACAGATTAACATTTATAATCAGACGAGTTACATCAGGTTTAGCAAATACATCAGTATTTAAAAATAATCTATATTGACCAGTATTAATTCTTGTAACAGAACTTACACCATAAGTCTCGGGTGTCAGACCTATAGTTCCCGTAGCAGCAGTTCCAGAAACAGTACCCCATCCTTTAGTTGTGTTGGCTGCAACAACCTTTCCCGATCCACTTAAGGCTAAAGCTACTTTATTATATTGACCAAACTCTGTTTGATCTAAATAATTAGGAAGTGTGTCTCCATAGTTATGAAGTAATCCCGCATTATCAAAAATTCTAGGTTGTATTCTAAATACTTCTTCGTTTCCTGGTTTAAAAACTATAGATCCCTGTTGTGTAGTACCAATTATAAAAGGATTATTTGAAAGATTCTTAATTTTTGTATAATCCTGACCATCATCATATATTACTAGACCACCACTTACATTGGAAATTGTTGCATTTTCTATGGTAGCACTAACAGAGCTGACTTCTGTAGCAGAAACGCTTGCACTTTTTACTGTATTAAAAGTAGCATTATTATCAATACCTAAACCTAAAGTATCAAGAACAAACGCGGGGGATCGGATCTGCCAAAGTCCTCCTTCAGAAACAAGGAAGAAATCATCCTCTTGTCCCTCTCCAGGAAGAGGAGCATTTCCAGCACCCTCAAATAGTCCTTCAGCTTCTAAGTAGTCATCGTAACCCTCTTGTTCAATAAATAAAATCTGCTTAAAAGAGTTATTTAGATCTTCAGCGTTTAGTGGCTCATTAGTAAAAGTTTTGTAAATATTGTCTCTGGGTGTATCTCTAAAAACAATAACCTGTGATCCTAAAGGTGGAGCAGATCCTGTGATTACAACCGCAGTTGGGTTACTTAAGCTATCTGGTGCCCAGGGATATGTTGCATCATCTCGCTCAATAATGACATCATTTATTTCTAATTTAATATCAGCTTGAGAGATGACATCAAAAGGTATAGGACCAAAGTTTGTCCTTGATCCTGTACCCTGATAAATAACTTTTGATTTAAAGTCAACCATAGTAGTTCTCCTATCAGGAAGTTCCTATTCCTCTAAAGCAGTCATTAGAGCTTGCATAATTTTGAAGAATCTAGCGTTGCCTGACATCTTTTGTAAATTGTTATCAAAGTTTTTAGGTTTTACACCAGCAGCCTCAGATGCAGCTCTTACTTTTTGATAGGTATTGCCAGGGTTATATTCATAGATACTTTCCATACTTTGTCTGATATCTTCATCAGCCGCACTTTTGGCTAGGTTAAAAGCATCTTGAGTAGGTTGTTTTATAACATCCCTGAAGAATCTGTAGGCGGCAATTCCGTTAGCAAGATCAATAGCAGTTTGATCCTTGTGTTGGAATTCATTTTCGTACCAAGAAGTAGGATCTTGAACTCCTGTCATGCTATATGCAATATCAGAACCAAAGTCAGCCACACCTAAAAGACCAAGTAGAGATCCTGCAATAATTCTTCCTGTTGGAGTCAGGTTTTCTCCTTGATCTCTATTTAGATCTTCTTTGACCTTATCTGGATTGTAGATAGCATACTGTAAGAAAGCATAGGCTGTACTCATCATCGCAGTAGTTACTAAAGCAGCAGTAGCATTAGCTCTTGACTTTGACAACATAGGTCCGCCTTGAGGACTGGCAGCCCTTTGTAGTAGAGGTACAACCATCTTCTGATACTGAGCTACACCAAAACTTCTAAACTGTCCAATAAGCTGTAAGAAAGGAGAACTCATAAAGAGTGGTAAATCTCCTGCATCTGGTCTTACAACATTTTGACCAACCCAGTTATATACTGGTGTTAAGATTTTTGATCTATAACTAGGAGGCATAACTCTATCGTGCATCAAAGATCCTAAATCGTAGTATTTTATTCCATTCTTTACTCTTGGTTTATGTCTTTCTAAAGATGCTCTCATAACTAAAATAAAAGATCTAAAACTACTATAAGAAAACCCTAGTTGTGCAAAGACTGGTTTTGGGATAATACCGTGTATGATATCATTACCTCTGCTGTTTTTAACAGATCTACCAACATCGGTTGTTAAAATTTCAATTTGTTCAGGAGTAAGTTTTTCAATTCTTCTGATTAGTTTAGTCATAAAGCTATTGAATACAATCTCTTGAGACTTCTTAGTGATAAAGTTTAGAGAAAAGTATTTACCTAATTTAGGTAGTTTATCAGATCCTGGAATAAGTGGGAACAGGTTTCCTTCTGCTCCTGAGTCAATTGCGTTATCTAAATACTTTTCTACTCCTCTTACAACTTTATCTTTAGCAGATGGTCTACCTACTTCTTCGGGTTTTGCAGCAGCAGTAGTTATTGGGTTATTTTCGTCAAAGACAAGCGATGCTCTAGTAGATCCAGTGTTTCTATATAACAAGCCCTCTGTTCCCACACCAGCACCGTACATAACATCAAGAAGGAAACCTTGTTTTTTTTCTAGTTCAGCAATTTGTCTTTGAAGCTCAAACACTTCTTCAGTAGTTCCCTGCTGTCTGCTTAGTCTTTCAACCTGCCTTTGTAGCTTATCAATCTGGGGTTGGAAGTTTTCAATGCTTTGAGCACCATCAATAACCTGAGAGATAATTGGAATCTTGCTAACAAGTCTTTGCATATTTCTGGCGGTTACAACAGAAAGCTCAACCATAGCAGGAATACCAAATCCAGCAACACTAGCAGCGTTAGCTCCTTTTTGCATTAGTCTAATAAAGTCACCAACCTCTCGTTTGTGGTTGTTTTTAACCTTTCCAGTAATGACAGACTCCATGTACTCAAGCATACGAAGACTCTCACGAACATTGGTTACTTTACCAGCCTTTACTAAAGCGTCTAGCTCTGATTTGATAAGGTTAAATATCTCTGAAACACTTTCAAATCTAACTATATTTCCATCAGCATCTTTTACATTAGCTGCTTTAAGTCTATCGTTGAATTCAGCAATAAAGGCGTCTTCCATCGCAACATCAATAACTCTTTTTCCTTGATATTCGATGTCATCAAGACCATAATAAGCACCAAGATCAGCTAATGAAAATCCTTCAATAGTAGAATCGGTTGCATCTATTTTTGATCCAATTTTAGATTTACCTTTTATTCTTTTATATTCTTCATTTTTAGTGACATTCTGGTCAATAGCTACTGTGTGTTTCTTTTCAGTATTAACCTTAATGCCAATCTCATTGTTTTGTATATTTTCTATTGCGAATTGTTCTTCTGGGCTGAGATTTCTTTTATTGGAAAACTTCTCATCAAACATAGCTCCATAAAGATCTTCAAAGAAAGTATCTATATCTTTTAGAGTTTCCATGTTATCAAGAACTTCTCTTATACTTTCTTTGATAGCTGGCATGTCAAGGTTTCCATTTTTGTCAAGTGTAACTTCAAAGTTATATTTTAATTTAATTCTGTTTAAAACGTTACTGTTTAATCCTATCGTAAAATTAGTATTTAAAAACTTAACTTTAAGTCCATTCTTAAGTTGACTAAGATGCTCAATACCACCATTAACAAAAGTCTTTTTATTACGATCAAAACGAAGATTTTGATTACTTTCAATAGCTCTTTCTATTTTAGGAAGTATTGTAGTCTCATATCTTTGTCTTTGTTCAGGAGTTAAGGCATCTATTCCTTTTTCTTCAACAATGCGTACAATAGAGTTATCTTCAGCAGTAAGTCTATTACGTTTATCTTTTAAGAATCTAATTGCAGCCCCTATTTCAGTAGGTCTGTTAGAAACTTTTGTAATAGCTTCTAGTAATAATGGTTTCAGAGAAGCAACAGAACCGAAAAATGATTTAAATTCAGATCTTGGGAACAATTCATCAAGTAATGTCTCAGCTAACTCTTGATCTGATATTCCTTTATATTGGCCCTGATCAAACTCTGGGAATACTTCTTTTAATCTTCTTACATCTAAATGCTCTCTTATTAGCCTGGTTACAATCTTTCTATTTGCCCGTGGAAGGCCATCAAGAAGATTTAGCTGTGAGAGAACGGTAAGATTTCCAGAACGAATCTCAGCTAAAATAAGATAAGCTAGTAGATTCTTTGCACCCGTACTCAAAGGAAGTCCGTTGCTATTCTCTAACTCAAGAGAATCACTTATGACTCTTTCTAGTTGTCCATCTTCTAAAACCCTATCTAAACTAATTAAAGAATCATTAGAAAGAATATTTAGTTGCGCTCGTTCATAGATAATTTTACGTAAGGGATGATCCACAGGAAGTGCTCTTGCCATACTTTGTCTAACCCTATCTACTTTAGCCATATGGTCTATAACTTGAACCACATTACTAATTTTTACTTCTCTATCTGTTGTAGTTCTAATGTCTAACTCTTCAGGAATGGTAAATCCAAGCTCCTCTATATCTGTTAAAAAGTCTATTAGACTTTCAGTGGTTCTTAGTCTTTGGAATATCTCATTAGCGGTTGGAACTTTTTCGTCATTTAAAAGAGCTTTTTCTCTAGCCCACTTTACACCCTCATAAAGAACTGTTAGTATCTCATCAAACCTTTCTGGTGTTACATTTAGGGTTTTTATCAGATAGGCTTGCTTCTTTCTAAGAGTGTCCATCTTACCTAAGAAGTTACCAAGTAGTCTGTTTCTATACCTAGCTATACCATAACTAATTGGGCTTCTGGCAGCGTGGTGATCACCAGCATTGTAAAGTTTTCCATTAACTTTTTCAAATAGCTCTGATCCAAATACCATTCTTCCTATCATTCTAATAACACCAAGCTCATTAGCTCCTGCTCTTGATCGAGCAGATCTTAGGAAGTTTAGTTCTGGAAAAGATCTTGCAAATGCTGTAAATGGTATGTCTGATCCAATATTAGCTATCCATTCTCCAATAGTATTTACAACCTTTCCTCCTGCGGTTGACCAATACCTCTCTAACTCTACAAGTCCTCTTTTGCGACTTACGTTGTTTCTGAAAGATCCTCTAGTCAAGACCTTAAGATCAGAAGCAATAAAACCCATTCTCTGAGCAATATTCTCAGATAACGCTCCAAACAGTTTGAAAGGAAGCTCTAAGAAATCACCAATATTGATTCTCCCTGATTTAGGTCCAGAAGGACGCCTGCGGCCACCGCCTAAACCTGGATCTTCTGGTGGATCTATAATCGTTTTTAGTGTTTCGTTTAGTGTATAGTCACTATAAATATCATCCAAGTTCTCATAATAAAACTCCTCTAGAAACTCCCTGTAAGTGGCTCGCTTTTCTTTAGAGATAAGATCTTTTATAAAGTCTTTTGCTTTATTGAAATCAAAATCTAAAGTTTTTATAACCTGAGTCAGAGCCTTAGCAATTCCTTCCTCAGTTCGTAAAATAGTTAAATCATTTAGTAAAAAGTCAGCAAACTCATCAGCAGTTGTAAGTAAGCTAAATTTTTCTAACTTTTCTGTTTGAGCTTTTCTAATTACTTGCTCTGCTGTAATTGTAGGATCAAAAGTAGTATACTTGACCCGTTGCTTAGGCTTTCCAAAGTTATCAAACTTTAGTCTAGAGATTAGACTTTCTGCATTTTCTACATAGTTATCCATAGCCCTATCAATAACATTCCTTACTTCTTCTGGGAAGTTATCGTACATTGGGCTATTTAGAACATCTTTAAACCTTTCTTTTATAGTTGCAATTCTTTGTGTAGCATCTGCAATTCTTTCAGCTAGTTTAGCATCTGTAAGCCTTGCTAGATCGTCAGTAGAGAATCGCACAGCAGCAAGCTCTAGATCAAAATTAAGGAAAGTGTCAATGTTATCGAAAATCTGTTTTACATCATCAGGAATGACAGCATTTGCATACTTATCAGTAAGCCCCTTTATAAAGGTTTTTAGTTCAAACCTGATCTGTTGAGCAGCGGCTCTTGGAAGTTGAGCATCATCAAATACACCTGATCTTAGGAAATCTAGACGCTGGTAGTTTACTGAAACCTCTGGATAAGGCTCATCAAGGGCTGCTAATAAATGAACTTGATTTATGCTTTTCTGAATGTTTTCCTCTATAGAGTCCAGAACCTCTAAATAAGCAGCACTATCTGTTTTTTGTTTGGCTGATCGTACTGAGTTTAGTTTTGTTTCTAATTCAATTCTGATTCTTTGAACCTGATCTTCTATGACTGACTTGCTTGTTTCCATATCAAACTTATCAGCCCAATCTCTTACAGTCTTGTCAAAGAACTCAGCATACTTACCTAAAGACTCAGTAAGACTATCGTAAATGTCTTGTACAAAAGGATCTTTTTCTAGATTAGCAAACTTTTCTGCTCGACTTTTGTAGTAACGCACCTCAGAGTTCAGGTCTACAATATCTCCATCAGACAATCCAAAATAGTCTCGATTATCAATCATGTACTGAGCAATTTTGGCTTGTCTGTTGAAGTACTTAGTTTTTTGTTTTACGCTATTTGGGTTTAGATGAGAAAGAACCTGCTCAACATTAGCAACCCAACGCTTCCATCCTTCTTGTCTTGAGCTTGGAAGAAGAATAGCTTCCAGTCGTTCTGGTAGACCCATAGGTCCGATTGGGCCAAGAATAGCCTCAATATCCCCCTCTGTTGGAACTCTACCCTTAGTCGCCTTGCGTAGTTCTTGAGCAATCTTTTCTAGTTCAAGAGTTACAGTTCTATGAAGACCTCCAACAACATAAGCACTATCTTCAAGAATTTGTTTTAGGTTTTCTCCTTTGGATAAAGCATCAGCAATATAAGCATAAGTAATATTATTTGCTACACTAAACCCAAAAACAAAATCCTCAGCAAAGGGGAAGTAGTTTGCGTATACAGCCCTGTAATATAGCTCAAAGTCCATATCAGTAATGTGAGGAATGTCTTTCATAACTACATCCATAGGAATATAGTGTAGTCTATCAGTAAGGTTATTTACTACAGCCTCTTTGAATGAAGTAGGTGCAAAGATATTGCCTGTCATTCCAGCGAGCTTTGCTCTAAACTTGAATAAATCAAATCGAGTTCTATTGGCTGGATCAATACCAAGAGCATTATATACTCGTTCTAACTGTGGAGTTTGTCTATCCTTAAGAGCAGCCCGAGAATCAGCTTGCTCTAGTCTATCCATAGCCTCAAAAACATCTGATAGTCTAGAAACTAATTGAGGTAATGCAGCACCATCATAATCAAAATCAAAGTATGCTGAATCTAGTTCTAAATCAGAGAATGTTGCAGCAATAGTTTTTAAGAAATCATCAAACTCTTTTAGGGTTTCCTTTAGAGCTTTAGTGCTGAACAGAGTCTGAGTGTCTAAGAGTGGGTTGTAAGGATCACTCAGCATATGGAATGAATCCCACATAATAGGCATCTTGCCTTGACCACCAACTCGGTTACTCCAAAGTCGTCTCAGAGTTTTATATACTTCTTTTTTAGGTAGGTTATATCGTTTAGCAAGCTCTTGTGCGTAGCTTTTTAGCTCTTTGCTACTGGCAAAAGGAGTGTTTAGATCTTTAGCAAGATCATCAGCTAAGGACTGTAGGATCTTCTCACGAATTTGAATTCGTCTTTCAAATGCGTTCTTGACCAAACCTGCTGGATCAATACCTGTTACCTTGTGGAACAGCTTGTTCATAGCACTAAAAAGTTTAGCGATAGGACCAATAAAAAGATCCATGCTGATATACCCCCCTTTATCGCTACTTGGTGGTCTTCTTCGTAGTGGTTTCTTTGGTTTCTTTTGGCCTTTTAGCTGATCCATAACCTGTTGTCTGGTGGAACGAAGGTAGTTCTCACCAGTAACGACATCAGCCATAAAGGCTTCTAAGTTAGCTCTCTCAGTAAAGATAACACCAACCTTCATACCTAACTCTTCTAGAGCTTTGGATGTTGTTTCGAGCATACTTTGATAAACTTGATTCTTCTCTGCGATTATCTTTTGTGCTCTTGGGTTTTGATTCTTAGGATCTGTTGCTCTAGCGTTGTTTTGGGCAATATACCTATTTATATCTGCTTGACGCTTAAGTAACTTTACAGCATTATCTAAAATGCGCTTTGAGTAAAGGTACTTATTCTTCAGCCTTTCAAAGGCACGAAGAGCAAAACGAACTCTCTTGAAACTTTCTGGTTGTGACCTTTGCCAAGAAGCATACTCTTTTAGTCTAGCTACGGTTTCTGGCTTTGGTTTAGTTACAAAAGGCTTGCCGTAGGATGGACGACCAGTAAGCTGATAGTCTAAATCCTTGTTCAAGTATTCCCCAGCAATCTCTCTTAGAACTTCCATTGGAGCACCTAGATCTCTTATAGGTTTTCCTCTTGATCCCCCAATTGGTCTTCGAGCCCAAATATCTTCCCAGAGAGTTGAATGTCCTTCCATAGCTGCTCTAAGCGCAGCAAGTTCTCCTTCTACACCATCATTTAGTGATTTGAGAGCAGCAAGTTCAGCGTCAGTTAGATCAATCTCTTTTTTTGCCCATAGAAGCTCAAGGGTTCTAATCTTTGAAGCAAATACAGCTAGAGCTTTCTCTGCGCTAACGTTTTCTCCAACACTTCCCAGAATCTTAGATCCCTTTATTTTATCAAAAATTCCTTTTAGGACTGGATTCCTCTCAAACTCACTTAAAGCAAACTGGAGTCCTACAGGATCCTCAAAGATCTTAGGAACCAAAGCATCTTTTTCAAGTATGGTCACATCCCCTTCTGCTCTTAGCGCAAGTGTAGCGGCTAGAATAGCATCATCAACATCCATTCCCTTTTCTTCTATAAGCTCAAGAGCCCTTAGAACAATAGGAGAAGCATCAGGATCATCCTCAAGAACCTCTATAAGTCTGTGAACCTGTCCATAGTCTTCAAGATCAGCTAGGTTTTCTGCTTCTAAACTTCTTTGATTCTTTTTATCAGCTTGCTTTCTTGCTTGTGCTTCTAGCTTTCCTCTTTTTTGAATAAGAGCTTCAAGGGCTGGAATAACTCCGTTCTCATCCAAAGCAACAAGATCAGCAATAGGAACCTTGATCTTTCTTTTCTTGGGAAGTTCTCCTTGAAGCTCGTTTGTTCTGTAGTATTCTAAAAGGTTCTTTATGGAAAAATCACCAAGTTCCGAACTATCACCAATGATTCTGAGGATACCTTCTGATAAACCTAACTTGTAAACAACACCTGCTAATTTTTCTGCATTAGAAAGGTCGCTGTTTGCTATAATTACTGCTTCTCTAAACTTTTGAACTGTAGGATTATCAATATTCTGGTCAGAAATGTCAAATAACCTATAGAAAAACCTAGATACAAAGGGAGCATTGTCATCAACAACTTTGTCTATACGCTCTTCAAACTTAACTCTTTCTTTTGTCTTAGGACCTCTTTGCTGAATTCTCTCAATTTCATCTAAAGTATAACCCTTGTCGAACAGATCAATAATACCTTGTGCGTCATACCCAGCAACAGTTCCGTCTACTGGTTCATCTATTAGACCACGACTAGCAGCATTATCTATAAGCTCTCTTTCAACATCAGATAAGACATATAAAGGAATTCTAGGCTGAACACGCTCTGCTGGAGGAAGAATATCTTGCTCAGGATCACCACCAACTCTTTTAAGAGAGGGCGTATCTCCTTTAGCTCTATCAACAATAACTACTTCACCATCAGAACCAATGAAGACATCAGCGTCGTCTAGGTTGTAGTCATCTTTATCTAAACGAGCTTTAGCATCATCAGGCTGAGTAGCTTCATCCAGAATATTTTTTACTTCTTGAGCAACTTTTGCTACATCATCAAGAGATTTACCAACTTGATCTGCTGCTTGTACTTTAGCTTCGGCTGCTTTTATCTTTTTGGCTGCTCTTGCATTGAAAGCATCTAAACCTGTAGCAGCACTTTCAAAACCTACACCAAGCAAAGCTCCAATACCAAATGCTGATTTTAGATCAGCAGGATTTCTCATTGGATCTGATTCTTTACTATAAGCGTGCATATAAGCAGCGGCTTCCATTCCTCCAACTGTACTATCAAAAAGAGCTCTACCAAAAAAGGCTTTAGCTCCTTCCTTTCCAAAAAGACTAGTAGCACTTGCTCTTGCTAGTCCAGCAGTTCCAAAACCCATCAGCAATCCAACAGGATCAGCAAAGCCTATACCACCTTGCATAGCTAGTCTACCAAGTTGTAGGTCCGCACCAAGTACATTGTAGTTATCAAAATACCCAGCATAAGCCTCTTCAAAAGCTACTGCGTTCTTGAAAGCCTGATCTACAGCAAGAGCTTCTGTAACACTTTTTGATTGAAGAACTCTTGTGACCATCTCTTGAGACATGCCTTCAGTAATCTCATCAAATAAGTCCTGGTGATCTTTCCAGCTAAATGCGGGATCAGCAGGAAGAAATCTAGCAATATTATCAGAAGATCTCACGTCTTCTTGTTGCATATTAGCTAGTGGATTTCTTTCATTTATAGCTTTCCTAGCTGCTTCTTTTGCTAAAGCACTACCATAGTTGTAAACAACATCATGAGTCATTCCAGTTTGGAAGTGTTGTCTAGCTAAATAGTCAGCAATCTCTCCGTATCTCTGTATTCCTGTAGGAGTACCTACATCTTCTGGATTAAGATCCTCTATTTTGTCAGTTTTGAAGATTGCTTTTCCAGTCTGATCTCTAGTCATATAAGGTGAAAGACTAAAGACACCCATGTTTGTAGCGAAAGCTCTTTGTCTTTCTAATACTGCTTCCTTTCTTTCGTTTCCAAGAACATCAAAAAATGGAATGTTATAATCTATAAGCGTAGTTCTTTCTATAGGAGCTACATCTTTGAAGAAGTTGTCTTGAAAAGCCTTTCTTCGAGCAGGTAAATCGTCAAACTTAGTTTCATTTAAGACATAATCATAAAAGCCCCCCATGTAATCTCTGACCGCCTGGGGAGAATACTGAATAGGATCGGGGTTTTGTTGTAAATATAGTGCTTGATAAGCGTCAACAAGTTGTTTGTTTTTTGGTCCTCCTAAATCAAAAGATCTAACTGCATTATTTAAAGCAGCAGTAGTCTTTCCCTCTCTTAGAAGTCTATTGTACTCACCAGTATCTCTATCTACTTGAGTTAGTCTTTCTACTTCTTTAGAGATATCTTTAGTTACACTCGCACCAGAAGGTTGAGGCCATCTAAATCTAGTCGTAGTTACAGCCTCATAAACCTTTTTTCCAGCCTCTTTTAGAAGAAACTCTCTCCAATCTCCTTCTTTACGAGGTCTATATCCAGACTCAAAGTTAAAACGATCTTGCATAATATTTATTTTTGAACTATTCTTTTATAGTGGTCGTATAAAACCATACCGTCTTTACCAAACTCTTTTGTAAAGTATGAAAGATTTAGGTTAGTAGGATATGAAGCAAACTCTTTCTCTAACTCAGCAACAAACTCAGCTTCATTTACAGACTCTGGAGTATTGTCACCAAGTTTCTTTCTAACTCTGGGCCATATTTGTGAACTGCTTGAGTGGGTGTACTTTTGAACTTGATCTCCTAAGTCCTCTATACCAATCACGAATGGGTTGTTTGTTTTCTTGTGTCTTAGAGCTTGCCCAGCTTTGTTTGCAACTACATAAGTGAAGTCATCTTGAGGAATAAGAGTAAGGTGCTCATTCCCATTATCAAGATCAAATCCAGTCCAATCAAGCTGGACTTCTTCGAGGTTTTCAGCAACTTTTGTTGCATCTGTAAAGGCTTGTAACGCATCATAAGTTAGTAAATATTCTAAGTAGGAGTCTGGTCCAGTTCTTTCTAAGTTCCTTTCAACTTCCTTTCTACGCTTGGCGTTTCTTGAAACTCGCTCTTCTACACTAAACTCATCTCGGAAAGGACGATAAGCTCTATATAACATTCTTTCAAACTGCTTTCTTACTTCTGATGCTGGTAGTTCCTTGTTTTCCTTCATGTATGCGGCTGTCATATCACTCAACATAACATCAAAAGTCTTTCTATCTGTAATAGGAACAAAATTAGAATCTACGCTGTTTTTATATAACTTGAAGGCGTGGTCAAAGGACCTACCTGCAAGCCCAATATTTAAATTACCATAATCCTCAGAGGCTAATTCAGAGATACCTGTAATAACTTTACCAGCCTCTGAGTCATTAAGTGCTGGTTGAGTCCTTTTTTCTTCCTCTCTCATGATACCAGCTACTATCTCATTTTGTAGTTCGCCTCTGAACCTCATGATTTGAGCATTAGCAGAAGATAAAGGAGCTTCTGTTGATAAAGTTTTTAGATCTCTTAGGTATCTCATTATAGCCATTGATCTATCATCCTCATCAGGGTTCAGATTCTGTAGATAAGGAATATGACCTTCATCATAGATTATTGAGACAGAAGCATGATCGGCAGGCGCCCACGGCCAGAAATAATCTCCATCTACAACTTGTTGGTAAGTAAACTTATCTTTAGTTTTCTTTGCAGCTTCTAGGCCAGCCTCTTTATCAGAATAGTTTTTACCTTTTAGAGATCCAAAGACATCTCCATAAGAACCTAAAATGTGCTGTTTAAGTTCGCTAGGAAGGTTAGCTAAATTAGTTGATTTATTAATACCAGGAACTGCTCTTTCAATAAGTGCATTTACTCCTAGTCTTTCAACAGTCATCTTGGCATTACCTGGATCTACAAAAGGAATACTATCCAGGCTAAATCCATACTCTTGTTTTTGCTTCTTCTCTAGTGCTAACTTTTCTTCTTCTTGTTTGACTTCCTCAAAGGTTTCTGCAAAGAGTCCTGGATAAGTATCTTGAGTATAGTCAACACCATCTAACCTTAGAATAGTTTTTCCTATCCTGCTATCAGTATCAATGAATACATCAAGAACTCCCTGCTCATTAGCTTGAGCCAGAGTTTGCATCAAAAATGGGTTTCCTCTTACAGCAGTCTCTGAGCTAAATACAGGATCTATTCCATATTCAGGACCACCCATCTGTTCTACCTCTTTTAGTAAATTAGCAGTGTCCCAGAACCTAGCAACAACCTTATTTCTCTCTTCTTCTGAACTTTCTCCTCGTATAGCTTCTTGATAGCCACCAAACCCATTAGCAATAAAACCTCTTACAGCACTATCAGTAGTAGATTGAGAGTCGTTTCTCGCCTCCAATAGATATCTTCCAGTAGCAGTTCTGTTATCTGTTCCATCTACAAAGGATTCTAAAGAATCTACTACCGCTTTAGTGACCTGAGCGTTTCTCTTAGCTGTATTTGATATTTGTTGTGGAGCATTTGCTCTTGTTAGCTGTTCTTTGAGTCTACCCAGTCTAGCTGCATAGCCTTCTGGATCAATATCCTTCAAAAATGAAAGCCTGCTTCTAAGTTCTTCAGCTAACTCCTCAGCAGTTTGTGGTCCTTCGTTGGTTTGCTGATTCTGTTCTAGAATATAACCAAAAGTATTTATATCAGCATCAATCAGTTCTAAGGGTATTGCTTGTTCTCTGTAGAACTCAGCAGTAAGTCTGTTTCTTTCTTGTAAAGATTCTCGTCTAGCTCTCTCTTCCTCGTCTTGAGCTTTCTCGAATAATAGATTTAGAACTGCTTTACCTTTATCTGTGTCCATAAGAGAACCAGTTCCTGATCTAAGCTCACCTACAACTTGTCTTGCTAATGTTGGACTTTGAATATTAGCTCCAAGCATATCTAAAATAAGATCAGTTGGATCTGCTCCTAGTCCTCCAAAACCTTCATCAGAGAAGTTGTAAAGCTCATCATAAACTGTTTGCATCTCTTCAATCGTTTCATTGAAGAAATAACCATCAAGCAGTCCTTTCATTTTATTAGGACTTTCAAGTTGTTCTCTCAGATATAGTTCTACATCGTCAATACGATCTTCTGGAATATATTTGAGTAGATCTTCTTTTGTAATGTCTCCATTACGATAATCAGTAATAAGCTCTTTACCAAATTCAACAAATCTGTCAGCTACATCAGCATCAGTGGATTTACCTAACTCTTCTCTGTATAAATTATAAGCATAAAGAGCAGAACCTATTCTAGCACTCTGCGTATTTATGTACTTATTTCTGTAATGCTCATTAGCCTCTCTACGATACTTCTGATTTACGGAAGTAAGTAATACTCCAGCCTTAGATAAAAAGCCTTCTTGAACATCTGTATTCTGGGGAAGAGAAGCATAAGTAAGATCAAACATTCTACGCATCTCTTCTTCAAAGCGATCAGGATCTTCATAGAATGTTTTACTTTGTTTGAGATTACTGTAAACATCATCAATGCCTACCTCTAAGTTTTGAATAAGAGATATGCCCTCTGCTTTAGATAACCCTCTTTGGAAAAAGGGATCATCAAGCAAATCAATCTGACCATCCTGTCTTAGACTTCTAAAGGATGATTTTAGATTGTTTTGACGCTCCTCAAAGGTATTACCAGATACATCAAAAGCTAATTTAGAACCAGCAATCTGACCTGCTCTTTCAGCCGCTTGTCTTCCTCTTTGAATAGTTGGTTTCAATAAAGAAGAACCAAGATCCTGAACTTGGGAAACTAGATTTCTAAGGTTTTCATACTTTCTAGCATCTAGTTGACCCTTTCTTGCAATAATATCAGACTCACCTTGAGCTATATTTGCTGGGTCAGATGTAGTTACCTCCATTTGAGGTAGCTGAAAACCTAAACTGTCTAACATTCTTCCCATCTTATATCTTCTCTACATTTAGTTGGTTAGCCTGATTTACTATATCAGTAGCCTCTTGTTGTGCTGATGCTAATTGTTCAGGAGTTGGAGCTACCCCTACTGTGTTGTAATAAGTACCAGCAGCTTTTAGACCATCACCAATGATTCCAAGAACAAGATCAGTCTGATCTGGAGCTTGATCAGCTAGACTTTGAATCTTCATTCTGCTTGCTTGATACTTGACTACTAAATGCTCTCTCATAGCAATTCTTTTTTGAATACTCTTGTCCTTCAACCTTTCTTTGAACTCAAGCTCATTCCGTCTAAGAGCTAATTGAAGAACATTATAAGTTGATCCAGCAGAAGTCTCGCCCTTAGCTACAGTGAAAGTTGCTCTTTTCTTTAGAGCTTGTCTTTCAACCTGGTTTAGAGTATCGTTCAGAGCAATATCTTCTAAGCGATTTCTATTCAAAAACATAGCATTACGAGTCTTGACCACATTGACTTCGTTTTGCATCGCCTGTTTGATAGCCTTCTTTTGTTTTTTATGTGCATTTACAGCACTAATAGCCATGACTGCAAAAGCAGCAATAGCTAAAGGACCAGCTACAGCGGCAGCAGCAGTTCCAGCAGCTATCGTAGAAGTTAAACTAGCAATTGATCCAACAATACCAGCAGTTTGAGCAGCACGATCTGGACCACCTGATCTTGGACCTCCAGCAGAACCAGGATCTCCAGATTGCATTAGTTTAGTTCCTGTTGGAGCACCTATTTTGAACTGTGTTGATAGTGCTTGTTGTACTTTTTGTTGCTTTTGCTGTTGAGTTAACCTATTAGGATCATCAAGTGCTTCTCCAAGTGTACCAAAAGTTCTTGCAGTAGATTGATATGTTCTATTCTGTAATGGAACTCCGACTGCATCATCAAAGGCTTTATAAGCATAATTAGGATTGTACATATTATTCTTCCTCTAAACAATCAGGATGAAATTGACAGAAGAATACGAACTTCTCTTCAGCAGCAGAGATAATATAATCCTCTTCAAAGAATAAGAAACCAAGACTCTTCAACCAGGTTTTATGTAGTGTGTTCTCGTCCCAAATGTAATTGAAAAGAACATCATACTCTTCAAACCAGTTATTGATTACATTTTGTGATATCTCATGTAAAGCCTTTTTGTGCTTGTATACTTCATCAGTTCCTACAGCCCAAATTAGACCTGATCTTGCTTCTTCTTTTTCTTCTGTTCTATCAGAAATACCGAAAATCATACAAGGAATCTGCTTGTGACAAACTACCCAGATGCTATCAGCGTTCTCAATGCTATATTTCAGACCTTCTATTGCTGGCTCATCAAACAAAGCCTCTAACTCTCTTCGATCTACATCTCTAAGGTTATTAGCAAGATACTCTAAGTCTGTCTCTAAATACTCTCTTATGATGATATCTGGGTATTTCCTTGTCATCTTATCTGAATCCATGAGGTTTGTTAGCGTATTTTTGTTTTTTATAGACCGTAAAACCGTCTTCGTCTTTCTCGCTCTTTGCGCTTTTGCTCTTTTTCGACTGCTTCAAGATCCTCGCTATGAGTTTCTTCAAGCTCTTCTTCTTCTTCAAATAGCTCTAGCTCCTCAACCTCATCGAAATCTTCTTCAAACTCATCAAAATCAAATTCTTGCATTGGAATTACCTCCAATGAGAAGTTCCTTTCTGAAATAAGTTTTTAGAGAGCGTTACCGTTTAGGTGAAGTTTGTTACTTTATCGTAACATAGTATCTACTTATTTATTTACCTTGGAAGGGGGGTAACAGTATTCAATGGCTGTAGGACCGCGAGAAGTAAAAAGATGAAGGTGCCCGCCTGGCCCTGACCCGTAGTATCCATAACACTTTCCATAGCCCTTTCCAGGTGTGTAACCATAAGGAGTATCAAAACAATATAGTTTCTCTAGGTTCTCAACAGGAGAGGAGTAGTCAATAGTTAGTTTCTCAACCTGAGAGGAGTAGCCAGTATGAGAAGTAGAGATACTATCACCATAGTTAGTACCCTGAACAGCAAATCCTGGACCACCAGTATCGCCAGCTAGAAT